GTCAGATTACCGCATTGCAGCATTGTGTTTTAGTTGCCACATGGATCTCGATCAAGGTAATAAACTGACAAAAGACCAGCGCAGGGAGTTTTGGGAAATGGCGCACCGACGCACGATTGGCGAGCTGTTTGAGCGCAATTTGATTAAATGCTAGCCACGCTGCAACTTCCCTTGCCACCGTCAGTAAACGCTTACTGGCGCAATTTCCATGGCAGAACAATACTTTCTAAAGCCGCTAGGGAATATAAACAAACGGTCAAAGAATACGTTTTAATTAACAAAATCCCGTATTTTGGCGATGCCAGACTTCAAGCAATCATCACAATATTCCCTAAAGACCGTAGAAAGCAAGACTTAGATAACAGACTCAAAAGTTTGCTAGATTCTTTAGGCAACGCAGGCGTGTTTGACGATGACAGCCAGTTTGACAAGATTGAGATAGCCAGGGGAGTGATTAAAACTGGCGGTGGTTGTACAATAATTTTAGCTACTCTGTGAGGTCAATATGAAAGAACTAGACGCAGCATCAAGGTTACTAATGGTTTTGCTGCACTCAGCGACCATTGCCCATGTATTGCATTGGAAAACGCCTAGTTACTCAATTCACAAGGCTTTAGGTAAATATTACAAGCAAATACCTGATTTAGTTGATATTCTTGCAGAAAGTCTATTTGGCAAGTATTCTACGATTACGGACTTTGAAGATCATTTTATGATGGAGGATTCACCTCTTCAATACATGACTGAGATTCAAGATTACGTCACAAGTCAGCGTAAACTTATTGCCCAAGATTCAGAGATTCAAAACGCTGTCGATTCAGTTATGGATTTATTAAACACTACAGTGTATAAACTGCGTCAATTTAGTGAAGAATAAATTAATTTAAAAGGAAAACATTATGCCTAACAGTAAAGCAATTGGTGTCGCATACTCTGACCCACAACTAGATTCATACCAAGTTGGTAGCTCTAATGATCCGATTGCCATTACATCGGCAAGTATTCTAAACGGCTCTTATGCTACGACTTCAGCATCATCAGGTGATACCCGTTTGAACTATAGCCGTTTAGCGTTCACCTCAACTGGCTCTGGCGAAACTAGCCGTGTGTTTTCAACAGTAACTGGTGTTGGCGCAGCAGCTGGTGGCACTATTAACGGCGAACACGTTAGTATGTCAGTCAATGGCGCAGGCACAATTAGCGGTGCGGGTAACGCACTTCGTGCAACCATTGGCGGTACATCAACGAACCCAGGCGGCACTTTGGCAGCTATTCAGGCTGACTCAAACTTTGCAAGCGGTGGCACTTGGTCAAACACTTCATTTCTGCGTTTTACAAACAGCGGAACTGGTGCTGTAGCTTATCTAGCCAATGTACCGACAACTGGTAGCGGTCTTTTAATGGCCCCGCACACCACGCAAGTAATGACTGATTCAATTCGGATCATCATGGCAGACGGATCGGTTCGTTACATCATGTGTACAACATCGTCTGCTAACCGTACTGGCGGCGCATAATTGATTAGTAAAGAGTTTTTGTTATCTGAAATCTCTGACTTAGAGGCTGAATCACATAAGGCGCAAACCTTTTTGATTCAGGCTCAAGCTACTATTGCAGCGTACAAAATGTTGATACATAAGCTAGAAGAATCGCAAATTGAGGAATAAATGAATTTACGTCCATTGAAAGACAAAATCGTAATTGAACCCTTAGAAAGGGTAAAAAGCGAGGTTCTGCAAGTCATTATGGCTGAACGGGACAACATGGGCGTAGTGGTAGCAGCTGGGCCAGACGCAGCAAAGCATTTAAAAGAAGGCGAATTTGTCCGGTATGGCACAATGGGCAAAGATGAGTATCTAAAGTATCAAGAATATTTTGTAGACAACAAACGTTACTTAATTATGTCTTGGCAAGATGTATGTTTTGTTCAATAGGAAATATTTATTGTGCATAAGAAACCTGAACCCAAAAAGAAAGAGCAAAGCGGTAAGATGCCATTGGCGGCGTTAATCATTGCTTTTAAACGTAAAAAGAAATAATGGCTAAGAAATCTGTGTCGTTATCTGTTGGGCGTGGAGAAAAGTTACCTGTCAGCCAAGGCGCAGGATTAACGGCTAAAGGTCGTGCCAAGATGAACGCAGCAACTGGCTCAAATCTAAAAGCACCAGCACCTAATCCTAAGACAGATGCAGATAAAGGTCGCAAAGCATCATTTTGTGCGCGTATGTCGGGAGTTGTAGCGCAGGCGAAAGGGCCAGCGGAACGTGCTAAAGCCTCCCTTAAACGATGGAAATGTTAATCATGGCTACCAAATCAGGCTTATATGCAAACATTCATGCTAAACGTGAGCGCATCGAGAAAGGCAGCAAAGAAAAGATGCGTAAGCCTGGCACAGAAGGCGCACCTACAGCCAAAGCCTTTAAGCTCGCTGCTAAGACTGCTAAGAAATGACTCCAAATATCTATTTACCTTATCCATCGCCACAAACCGTGGATGAGCTAAATGAGGATGTATTAGCGTTACTTAAACAGCCTGGTGTACCGGACAGCCTGATGAACGAATACAATGCTGTGGTTGATAACCCTGAAACACAAGACGATATTGACCAAGAGCAAGCTAACTCTGATTCGATGGCTAACGAATGAGCGATGCAGTTTATATCTATATGTTGTGTGACCCAGTAAACGGTGAACCACGATATGTAGGTAAAACTATCTACCCTAACGATAGATATGTATCTCATATTTTTGAAGCTAAATCTAACAAACAAACATTGAAATGTGATTGGATTAGATCGTTGTTAGAACAAAACAAAAAACCTGTATTTGAAATTATTGATTGTGTTGACCCTAAAGATTGGCAAAACGCAGAAATTAAGTACATTAAAGAATTTAAAGAATTGGGCGCAAACCTTACAAACATAGCAAAAGGTGGCGAAGGTTTTGAGCAAGGATTTAAACAAGACCAATTTTTTATGATGAAGAAATTATTTGGTGGTTGGTATCAAAAAGCGGTAAAAGATAAAGATTTTAAGAAAATGAATAGATTTGCGACATCAATGTTAGGATTGGCAGAACACAAACCTGACTTAGTTCCGAAACGTTGGAAATTTATTCAATTGCCTTAATTTTCATATATTTAGAGGTTGAAACAAATGGGTGCGCCAGCAGGTAATGCTAATGCTGCTAAATCAAGACTGTTTTATGACGCTCTTAGAAAGAATCTTGTGCAAAACCCGCATAGAGTGCAGTTAATTGTAGAAAACCTTATTTCTGCCGCTGAAGAAAACGAGCAATGGGCAATTAAAGAGCTGATAGATCGCATTGATGGCAAACCCATCCAAACAAACACTTTAGAAAATTCTGACGGTTCAGCATTGTTAGCCGGAATTCAAGTAACTTTTATTGCACCCAATGACACTAGCAGCAGCAATAGCTAAAGCCGAGTTTCCTGAGAAACTAAGTTGCCTATTCGATCCCCCACGTTCACGGTATCGGGTTTTATTCGGTGGTCGAGGCGGTGCTAAGTCTTGGGGCGTGGCGAGAGCGCTACTAATCCTAGCAGCCCGTGACCAGTTACGCATACTGTGCGCCCGTGAATACCAGACTTCAATTAAAGATTCGGTGCATAAACTGCTATCGGATCAGATTGCTGACTTGGGATTAGATGGGTTTTACGAGATCACCCAGGCTTCGATCAAGGGTAAAAACGGCTCAGAATTCTTCTTTGTTGGGCTAAAAAACAATATATCTAACGTCAAATCCTTTGAAGGTGTAGACATTTGTTGGGTTGAGGAAGCACAGACGGTATCCAAAACTAGCTGGAACGTGCTGATTCCAACCATTCGCAAAGAACAGTCTGAGATATGGGTGACGTTTAACCCTGAGCTAGAGACTGATGACACATTTCAACGGTTTGTTGCCCATCCACCTAAAGACTGCGTGATCGAAAAGATCAACTGGTCGGACAATCCGTGGTTTCCTGAGACGCTCAGACTTGAGAAAGACGCACTAAAAGAGCGTGACATTGAGTCATACAATACAGTTTGGGAAGGTGTTTGCAGACAAACGGTAGACGGTGCGGTGTTTGCTCGTGAGATGCAGGCAGCTGATCTTGAAGGTCGCATCATGCGAGTGCCTTACGATCCTGCCAAGCCTGTTCATGCGGTGTTTGACTTGGGTTGGGCAGATGCTACGGCTATTTGGTTTATCCAGTTTATCGGCATGGAAATCCATTTGATCCGATACATTGAGGATAACCAGCGCACGATCAGCCATTACTTGTCTGTGATGCAAACATATGGTTATGTCTATGACACGCTATGGTTGCCGCACGATGCACAGAACAAAACACTAGCGGCTAATGGTCGCAGCATTGAGGAAATTGTGCGAGCTGCGGGTTATAAGGTGCAAATTACCTCAAAAGTGCCTGTATCTGATAGCATCAACGCAGCTAGAACGATATTCCCCAAGTGCTACTTTGACCGTGAAGAATGTGCTGAAGGGCTACAATGTCTAAGGCACTATCGTTATGATGTAGACCCAGACACTAAAATGTTTAGTAAAAGTCCGTTGCATGATAATTATTCGCACGGTGCAGACGCATTTCGCTATATTGGCTTAGTGGTAAATGAACCACGCAAGATTAAGAAACAGACAACGTATCAATTACCTGTGAGTTGGATGGGATGATGGACAACGAAAACGACCCACGCATTGCCGATGCAATGAAATTCCTGCGCCTGACCACAGATGCAGATCAATCGAACCGTAGCGAAGCGTTAGAAGATTTGAAGTTTGCCTCTGGCGATCAATGGCCTACCGAGATTCAGAACAGTCGCAACCTTGAAGCTCGCCCATGTCTGACAATTAACAAGATTGATCCGTACATTCGACAGGTTACGAATCAACAGCGGCAAGCTCGCCCACGCATCAAGGTTCATGGCACAAACACTAGCTCTAACGAGAAATTAGCGGAAATCCTGACAGGCGTGATCCGTCACATCGAGGTTAACTCAGACGCAGATCAAGCCTACGATACAGCGTTTGATTACTCTGTACGCATGGGTTGGGGCTACTTTCGGGTAATTACTGATTACATCCGTGACGATTCATTCGACCAAGAGATTTACATTCGCCCGATTGATAACCCGTTTACTGTCTATTTCGACCCTAATTCGATCCTACCTGATGGTTCTGACGCTGATCGTTGCTTAATTACAACAGTCATTGAAAAGAAAATATTTCAGGAAATGTATCCGGATGCCGATTTAGGCAGCTTTACATACCGTGGAACTGGTGACGATTCCGCTGAATGGATTATGAAGGATGATATTCGCATAGCCGAATACTTTTACACAGAGCGTAAGGCGGCAAAGCTAGTCCAGTTGTCAGACGGTACATCTGTTTACAAGGATGAGCTGCCCGATCAAGCAATCCTAGCAATGGCAGGAATCACGATTGTTAGCGAACGTGAGTCAATGCGTAAGCAGATCAAGTGGTGCAAGTTGACCGCTATGGAGGTGCTTGAGGAAAGTGATTGGCCTGGCAAATACATCCCGATCGTTCCGGTTTACGGGCAGCAGCTGGTCATCGAGTCGAAGCGTAAAAAATACGGTTTGGTGCGTAATGCTAAAGACCCACAACGGATGCTTAACTTTTGGCAAACGTCTATTACTGAGTCTGTCGCACTCGCCCCTAAAGCTAAATGGCTTATGGCAGAGGGTCAAGATGAGGGGCATGAGATGGAATGGGCATCGGCTAACATCAAGTCAAGTCCTGTGCTGCGATACAAGCAAAAAGACATTGAAGGTGTGCCTGCTCAACCACCAACACGCCTACAGCCTGAACCACCACCTGCGGGAATCTTGGCGGCA